CGCGGCTTTTAACTTAAATCGTCCTACACAATGGTAGGCAATGTTAAGACATGTGGTCTAGCCCTCCCGAATGGGCCAGCAACACATACGGGTTTGTTCGCGATGATGTCGGAACTCACCCTGTGGTACAACGCGGCTTTACCTAAGCCGCCTGTGCCGCCCGTCCTGGAACCCTATACAAAGGGGACCAGGTACGTCTCAACCAAGCAGGTACCCTCCTGCCTGATGTTGAGGACTGCCGGTTCGATGTCTGTGACATCGAACCGGGAGAAGCTCCTCAGGTGTGGCTTCACACTTCAGGAGCACAGCAGGGACTCTCCGATTGAGAGAGACCTCACTGTACGCCGGACTATCGAAGGCCTCGTTAGTCCGGGAGGCAGTCTCGCCGAAATCCTCATGGATTCGGCGAGCCTTGCGGACATGACCCATCAGCAAGATGGGATCATGCTCGATTCGGAATCCGACACGTCTGGGTCGGAGGCCGAGATCCCCCACGAAGTCCTAGCCAAGGAGTCCGTGGGACAGGTCCGATTCCGGAAGAACTCCCGGTACCGGATCCGATACGATGACCCGTGGAAGATCCACGCTGGTTATCGCCTCGGCGAGATCAGGGGAGAAACCCCTGACATCGTCGTATGGTCCGGAGACGGAGTCCGTCTCCAGGACCCTCTCCCATCTAAGGTCCTAGGACCCAAATGGGATGGATCGCAGAAGTCTAAAGTCAGATTCTCTGCGATAGTCAGCCACGAGGTGAAACTTCACGTCGTGTATGAACACACCCACTGGGGTAATAAACTCCGGAGGATGTGTAACGAGCCAGGACATATGCAGTCCTGGGCTCGTACGCTGAGGAGCCGAATTAATCGGTTCCTCAGTGGAACCACCGACCCCTGCATGTCGCGGGAGCAAGTGGACGCGCTCTTCGAAACCCATAGGGGGTCGAGGAGGGCACGGTCCCTACGTCTCATCGAGATGTTAAAGACCGTCGACGGGATATTTTTGCAAAGATATCTTTGCTATCCCGAAGAAGTGTGGACATGGGACAGATTTGACCTGTTCACACTAGGAAACATCTCCTTCCTTATAGGAGATGAGTTCCTTGATGGGGTAATGACTGAAGCAGCCCTCCCCATCAATACTGCCTACTCGCAACTTAAGGCGAGCAGGAAGTGGTTCAAGGAAGCCTCGCACCGAGGCAACCTTGAACAAGCACTAGCGGACATGGGCGATGGGCCCACCCACTGGTGCCGGCAGTTCGTGAACGTTTGGCGTCGCGCGTCTGCCGAGAGGGGAACCCGGTACACATATGTGATCGGAATCCTCTCACAGACGAGGGGGTGCGGAACGCCGCCTCCCCTCGTCCTGCTCCAGTCCAAGGTGAAGTTCTTAACCACCATTGGACGGGAGAGACCAGCTGAGCACCCGACACATAGGATGATCAGGCTGGCGGCGCTGGAGGAGGTCCTAGCGGACCTCCCAGACAGCGCATTCACGGGGCTCTCGACTAAGGCGAGAGTGACCGTGAGCACGTCCGCCTCCTGGGAAAAGACCAGGAGAGAGGGCGGGACGATAGAGGCGGCAAGACAAATTCTTGCCTCTCTACCGATCGGTGAGCAAGTCCCGGTCCGGGACTTGGACACCGGACGAGTCGTGACCTACAAAGATAGGAACAGTTTCGACTCGGTCGGAGAGATGATCTTTTGGCTTTCGCTCGATCATGTTCTCCGTACACCACCGGACCTGCTAAAGCAGGCCTTTCTGACGGTGGTGAAGGAGCCTGGTAAAGCAAGAAGCGTTACCAAGGCCCGTGCTTGTTTAAAGATCGTCCTCGATCTTGTAAACAAGCTCTCTTCGAGCCCCCTCGAGAAGGGGATCCGAAGTAGTACATCCGGGATGGGCAAGGCCAATCACGGGTGGAACCTCTTTTGTCGTATGATGTCAGACGACCTAAGGGGAATGGTCTTCTCCCTCGACGCGAGGGAGGAGAACCCATATGAGGGGTACACCGAGAGGGTGGACACCTTCAAAGCCCTTTATACATCCTCAACGGATTATAAAGAGGCCACAGACCAGCTCGACCATAGGGTCGCGTCTGATCTGGGAGACGCTTGGATGCGCAAATGCGGCATACCAAGGGTCCTACGGGGCATAGTCAAGAAGACTTGCTTTGAACCCCGTGAGGTTTTCTTCCACGCTGAAGGCGTGCTGAAAACCCTCGGTACGCCTAGGCCCGATATGGGCCCTGATATTCGAAGCGTACCGCTCTTGGTTGGGGTTCTCATGGGAGATCCCCTAACCAAGGTCGTGCTACACCTTGTAAACGTTGTAGCACGACACGTAGGGTCCCGTCTACATGACGCGGACTTCTACGACAAGTTCCCGAATGCTAATGAAGCATTCGAGGCCTTTGTTCGAGGTTACTCCAAGGAGAAGACCCCGACAGATGGTGGCACCACCTAGATATCTAGGTGGCCACCGGCAACATAACGCCCCCCTCGGGGGAGCAA